GATCGAGGGAGTTGGGGAAGCAAAGAGAGCAAGCAAAGACGGACCTGTTCCTGCAAATAAAAAATATGGCGATTGGTTGTATAGCAAAAGGGTCAAAGCGGGGAGGAAGGTTCTACCTGGAGTCGAGCAGGTTGACGCGCTCGGATATGACAAAGCCGTTTATTTTAATCGTTTAGCGGCTAGATATAAAGATCCGAATAAAGCAATTGTTAGTTTGGTAAGGGAAGACGGAACAGAGAAGACGTTAGCTGATTTAAGGCGTGATTATAAATTGAAGAAAGTAGTCAGGCCGTCAGAACCAACGATTGTTATTAAGAATCAAAAGCAGTTAGAGAAATTTGCAGCAAGAGCAGTACAGGCTAAGGCAGATTCGATTGCAAGCACTACTGTCGGATCACCTAGGGTAGAAGCGCATCTTCAGAAACTTATTTCGTACAGAGAAGAAGGTATAAAGGGCATGGTTGATTCAAGTTGGAATCAAATAGAGGAGCTAGGCGGAGAGACGGGGGCAAACGCTAAAAAGATGCGTAGCTTTATGACTAAGCACAATATTTTCAATAATTTCACGATGAGGGGAGAGAGATGGAAAGACTCAAACACCGCATGGTATTACAAGGCGGATTTGAAGAGGAGTATGGATTCAGCCGTAAAGGATCTGGAAAAATATGGTGAATATAATCGAACTTATGTGGGAAAAGATAAAAAATGGTTCTTAAAGAAAGCAGCACAAATCAAGGATAATGATGCAAGGAATGAGACATTAAAACTCTTATTAAGAGCACCGTCTGGGAGAGCAAATGGATATACTTATATGGCTTCAAATATTATTAATACTCAGCTAAAAGGAGTGTCAACGAGAATTACGGCTTCTAGTGCAAAGTCTATAAAAAAAATTGCTGCTGAAGTCTTGGCAAAAACGGCTCAGGGAAAAAGAGATCGTGTTATAGCATTACCCAAAGTAATTGATTGGACTACAAGTTCAATGGTGTCTGATGCAGAAAAGTGGATTGTTACGATGATCCATGAAATAGGTCATCAAGTACATGCAAAAGGATCAGGAGGGGTCGCTCTAGGAACTAGATGGAAGGGCCAAGGCGGAGTTGTAAACGTTACGGGTTATTCTTATAAAAATCCTCGCGAACAATTCGCAGAGGGCTTTGTTCAATATGTTTTAAATCCTGAAGGTTTAAAGAAAGAAGCCCCTAGAGTTTATAATTGGGTCGAGGAGACATTGGAGGAAGCTCTAAAATGACTCTGATTGAAGCTATGGAAATGACAAGAGCATGGCCGAGGGATAAAACTGTTCCTCGGAAGCTTGCTGATGCAATAAATAAGGCTAAGGGAGAGGAGGAGAAAGAAAAGATGGGATGGTTAATAGAGGGGTTGTATGTTGACTGTCGATCAGATAAAGATATAAACATTTTAAAAGCGGTCTTTGATTAGCAAAGTTTAACCGTAACGGGTAAACTATTCTTAACGTTTAATGTAGGGTCATGGCTCGTAGATATGTAAGAGATAAAGGCGGGCGTTTTGCTTCTAAAGGCGGCGGCGGTAAACGAACGGGGAAGCTAAGCAAATCGACGGCAGGACGAAGCGCGAAGGCAAAATACAAGTCAGCATCCTCGAAGGCTCGGAAGTCAGAGAGAGATTTCAAATCGGCTCGGAAGTCTAGTTCGATAATGAGTAAGAAAGCTAGCAGGGCAAATTGGAACGAGAAGGCAACGGGCAAGGCAATGGTCGCAGGAGATAAATTTGCTAGGGCAGGCAGAGCGAGAACCTCAGCCAAAGGTCAGCTAACCCGTGTCACAAATAAGATGACGAAGAAGGGCGCAGCAAAGGCGAAAGTTTCTCCTAAGAGAGAGAAATCTTTAGCTAAAGCCAAACAAGCTTCTTCAATGAGAAAACTTCAGAAGAAGAGTAAGGCTACAAGAACAAAAACCGCAGCAACTAAAAAGTCTGAAACAAAGAAGGCAACAGCAGCAAAGAAAAAAGTAGCAGCAAAGGCAAAGAAACCTAGTTATAAGAAGCCAAAAGCAGGTGAAACAGCGAAGCAGTACAAATCAAGGTTAAAGCGTAGCGGCACTCTTTCCACTCAACGCGCTCTTAGTGGAAACTTTGGAACAAGGAGTGAATACTACTCAATCCCTGGAACAAAGACTGGAGGCAAAAAGACAAGGAAATCAATCAATAGGGCAAAGAATAGAGATTTCTATTCAGAAGGATCAAACAAACGCTCAAGAGCTATCACTAAATCTAAGCAACGTAACAAAGCCAAAGTGAAGAAGCAGTTGGATGCTATTCGGAGAAAAGCAAAGAATATAAAATTTGGAGAAAAGAAAGGGCCGTTGACTAGCGGCTTGAGTAGAGGTTCCTCGTTCTCTAGCTCAAAATGGAAGTAGATTCTAGAAAAGCGTTAATCGTCAGCAATAAAATCGTCTAGTGTCTCAAGGTCTTCCATTACGTTGGCCCAGAACTCAGGTACTAACAAAACATCGTCTTGGCTGTCAGCTTTACCTATTGTAATAACATCAGCCATTTCGTTCCCTGTGACGACATAGACCACTGACTCGTTGCCTTCACCATCAACGTCTGGGACGGAGGAGAGAAGTTCGCGTAATTCTCTAACAGTGAAGCCTTCTTCTTTGATGATTGGGCTAGGCATGGGGTTGACTCCTAGTGGTTTCTGCTAACTTAGAGGAAAACTGACCTTACGGGTTATTTATGTCTGACGAAAACATCGAACAGTCTACGGCTGTTGATCCCTCTGAACTTGACGCATTGAAAAGGAGTATCGAGGGATTAGAAAAGAAAAACTTTGAACTAATAGGCAAATTAAAGAAAAAAGAAACGCCTGAACAACCAAGCGATTATGAAGAGCTTGTTGAATTTAAAAGGCAAGCCGAACAAAAGGAATTAGAAGCCAAGGGTGAATATTCCAAAGCATTGGAATCAAGGGAAGGGCAATTCCGTGATGCGGTAAAAGAAAAGGATGACAAGATTAAAAAGCTCGAGGCAAAAATCCGTGATCTTCAATTAATTTCACCTGCTCTTTCTGCTTTATCTAATGCGGTGCATGATACTGATTACGCATTGGAGAAATTAGGAAAGGATAAGTTTGAGGTAGCAGACGATGGCACTGTTGTTTATGTTGATGAGTTCAGCAAAATGACAATAGAGGAAGCCGTTCAGAAAAAGTTAGCAGCTAATGAGCGAACAAAATGGGTCGTTAAAAAACCTGTTGCTCGCGGCGGCGGTGCTTCTCAATCAGGATCATCAACAGGCAGCGGTGTAGATGAAGGCGATCTAAAACATTTCTTAAAAGGATCTGAAAATTTAAGTGAACAAACTCGGATTTATAAACAACAAGGGCCAGAAGTTTGGAGGAAGCTTAGAGAATTGGCAGAAAGCCGCTAGTATGTTGAGTAATCACTGAAAAATAGGTTACGCCTGTCTGGTGAGTTAATGGGTTACGCCCAAACTGCAAAATTATCTGAGTAATTAAACATGGCTCCTACAAGACGGAGTGATGTCATCATCCCAGAGGTTTTTGTTCCTTACGTCGTACAGGCGACCACTAACCTAGACCGCTTTTTGCAGTCTGGAGTTGTACAGCCATTGGCGGAACTGAATGGAACTGAGGGCGGTGACTTCGTAAATATACCTTTCTGGGGTGCAAACCTTTCAGGAGATCAAGAGGTTCTATCTGATAGCACTTCCTTGACACCTGGCAAGATCAGCACAGGCAAGCAAATCGGTGTGCAGCTTCATAGAGGCCGCGCATTCGAGGCAAGAGACTTAGCTTCTATTGCCGCTGGTTCTGATGCTATGGCTGCAATCGGCAATAAGCTTGCTGCTTATATTGCTAACCAAAGGCAGAAAGATCTTCTTGGCGCTTTGGAAGGTTGCTTCGGATCACTTAACGCTAACGATTCAAACAGTGCATTCTTTACAATGTGCGTTGACTCTGAGAGTGGTGATTCACCTGCTGTTCTAAGCCCTAGAACTGTTGCTGCTGCAAGAGCCAAGTTCGGCGAGCAAGGCGACAAGCTTACCGCTGTTGCTATTCATAGCAATACTTACTATGACTTGGTTGAGCGTAAGTTGATTGATTACGTTTCTACTGCTGACGCACGTGGCACAACCACAACTCAGTCAGGCGGGACAATGGCAAACGCTTATGGTGGCGACGACAAAGTTCCTACCTTCTGCGGTTTAAATGTCATTTTCTCAGATGACGTAAGCAAGACAGGTTCAGGTGCAACCACTGAGTATGCCGCTTATTTCTTTACAGCAGGTGCTGTCGGAAGTGGCGAGCAAGCAGCTTTAGACATTGAGCAAGATAGAGATATCTTGGCCAAGTCTGATGCCATCAGTTATGACGCACACTATTGCTATCATCCTGTTGGGTCGAAATGGGCAGTGACCACGACGAATCCGTCAATTGCGCAGCTACAGACTGTTGCAAACTGGTCTAAGGTTTACGAAAACAAGAACCTCGGTATTGCTCGCGCAACCGTAGTTTCTAACTACGACTAAGGGGTATTTAACAAATGACTTCCGTATTTGAAGCCGTTGGTGGCAAGGCAATCGGTTACGTTTCTGGCGGAGCCGTTACTCAAGCTACTAACAAAGGAACAGGTGTGACGCTTAACACAACAAGCGGTCAGATCACCATGAACAACGCTGCTTTGGCTGACGCGGCTGAAGTAACTTTCACTGTTACCAATGACAAGGTTGCCGCTACTGATGTAATCGTGGTTAACCACGGTTCAGCAGGAACAGCAGGAGCCTATTGGATCATTGTTTCAACAGTTGCTGCTGGTTCATTCAAAATCTCAGTTGGAAACCTTTCAGGAGGTTCTCTAAGTGAGGCAATTGTCTTGAATTATGCAGTTCTGAAAGGAGCCGCTAGCTAATGGGTATGTTCTCTTTTAGGAGAGCAAAGGAAAGGGAGGCTGCTGAAAAAGCGGCCTCTATTCCACCCGTTGAAACTCCTAAACTAAAGCGCAAGCGTCAACCTAAAACTAAAGTTTCTGATAATGGCAATCACGATAGTGGCGACAGCGGGAGCTGTGAACGCAAATAGCTACCTCACATTGTCAGACGCCGACGATCTTATTGATGGTCTTGTTAAAGATGATGATGTTGTTGCATGGGCGTCCGCCTCAGCAGACGATCAAAACCGCGCTTTATATACAGCGACGCAGCGAATTGACCGCGAGCGATTTCTAGGTGCAAAAGCAACTGATACCCAAGCTTTACAATGGCCGCGTACTGGAGTAAGAAAACCTGACACTTATGTCAATACTTACGCAACAGGCTTCCCGTTTCGTATAACTGCTGATTTTTTTACTGATACTGAGATCCCAGAACAATTAAAGAAAGCTCAAGCTGTTTTAGCTTGTTATTTGAATAACAACAAAGATTCTTTAAATTTAACAGGATTAGAGGCTTACCAAAGAGTCGGAGTTGGAGGAGTAGCAGTCGAACCATATAGATTTGGAGCTGTTGGCTTCAACAATATCCCCCCAATGGTGGAGAGATACTTTGTTGGTATTAGACTAGGGGGACCAAGTACCGTATCTATCAAACGGAGCTAATTATTATGGCTTTTGAATTTACATCTGCAACAATCATCACTGATACAAGTGCGCATACAGGCCGCTTTGGAAAAGTTCATGCGTTAGCCGATGCTTCTTGTACTTTTGTCTCTGGTGATCTTACCGAGAATGGGTCTTCAACCATTAATGGGATCACTATGAAAGCAGGGACAGAGATCGAGGATGTTGTTATCACTAGCATTACTTTGGCTAGCGGTCAGGTTGTCGCTTATAGAGTCTAATGTCTTTTGCTGACGCTTTACAAAAGGCAGTTAATAAGATCAACCAAATTCCTGGTATAGGAGTTGATGTCACTCTCCGACGTATAACGCTGGGGAGTTATAACACTTCAACAGGTGAGATTGCAGAAACAGCTTCAGATTCAACAGTCAAAGGTGTTTTTGAAGAGGTCACGCAAAGAGAGGTTAATGGGTTAGTTCAGGCTGATGATAGAAAGTGCATGATTAGTGCATCGTCCGTTAGTAACGTCCCAACAACAAAAGATAAAGTTGTTTTTAACAGTGTTACTTATCAAGTCATTAGTGTGAAAACAGTCTCGCAAGCAGGGGTAGATTTAACCTATGAATTAGTGTTGAGGGCTTAATGAGAGAGGTTCCCCCCGATAAGATTGGTGACTTTGCCGAGGAACTAATCACCGTGTTATTGCAAACAACAGTATTAGAATCTGATGCACGTTTGAAGGTTGGAACCCCTGTTGATACGGGGAGGCTGCGAGCAGGATGGCAAATCGGAGAGGACATAGTCCCTCAAGGAGTACCAGTTGGCGAATCTTTTGGCGATAAGGGAACAGCAAAAATGATTACAAGCCCGTCAGCGAATGCAGTGCGAGTTGTTCGGACTGGGCCGAAAGGGGCTAATTACACTCCTGGCAAAGAGAATGTAGAGAGTGTTTATACGATTTCAAATAATTTAGAATATGCGGAACCTATTTGTTATGGATCAGGCCGTCCAGAATCATGGGTGAAGTCAGGGACGACAGGAAGCACACAAAACCCCCCGCCTTGGGTAGAAGAGATCGCCAAAAGTATGCAGAAGTATATTGATTACAACTGGGACAAAATTACAAAGAACAATTAAATGGCCGCTACTAATCTCAACACAGTCAGATCAACAGTTGAAGGTCGTCTAAAGACCGAACTGGATGGCTCGCCCGCTATTCCTATCGTCTTTAATAATATGCCTTATACTCCAACGCCCAATAGTAGTTGGTGTCAGTGTAGCTTCAGCTTTAGCAGTAGTTCTTACTTGACACAAGGAGGAACTTCTGGCTCTGCTAATTTATTAACAGGCATTACTTCAGTTAATATCTTTACCCCAAAAGGAGTCGGTGCTGGGGCAAATTTAACAATTGGCAAGCGCATTAGAGATCTTTACAATAGGATTAATATTTCAGGCGTTTATTTTGATTCCCCAATTGGGCCTGAAGTAATGACAGCCCCTTCACCTGAAGGCTACTATCAAACACAAGTTAGAATGACTTTTGAAGTTACCGAGGAACTCTAAACATGGCTCTTACTGAAGAACAGCTTGATGCTATTGAGGCTGTTAAAGGCAAAAGGAACCCAGCTTTATGGGATCCTCGTTGCCAACAATATTTAGAGAACAAAGGTAATCCAAAGGCTATAAAACCTGTAACTAAGTCCGATAAGGGCTAAACTTTCCACATCATCCCCTTTTAATTAAATGGCTGTTTATCGAGGTGAAGAGGGTTCTGTTAAATTCAAGAACTCCGCGGGCACAACTGAAGCTGTTGCCCAAACAACTGCATGGAGTCTCGACATCTCAAAAGATGTTTTAGACACAACAGCACATGGAGACACATCACGCGCTTTTGTTGGCTCTTTAATTTCTGGCACTGGTTCTATTGAATTTAATTACACAGCAGCGACAGGAAACGAAACAAAGAACTTATTAGACGAAGTTCTAGTGACTGAAGACGCTGCTGATGCTCAATTCGAGCTTTACATTGACACTTCAGGTTCTAAGAAGTGGTCTTTTGGTGGAATCGTTACAGGGATGAGTACATCCACAACAGTGGGTGACTTAACAAAGATCACTGCTAACTTCACTACAAGTGGCGCAATTACTAGCGCGGGTTAAAATCCTAAAAACAACCCCACCTTATTCTCATGGCTTCTAGCGACAAGCAGCGCACCGTCGATTTGCTCTGCGGTGCTTTTGATTTGAATGATCGCAGGAAATTCGAGCTAACAGACGCTAATGGAGATCATGTTATTGATCTTTATTTCAAAGCTATAACTCGCGCAGATCGTGTCTTGTCTATGAAGTCAGCGGGTGATGATGCTTTAAAAGCAAGCACCCAGCTTCTTTGTGTAAAAGCAGAATTGGAAGATGGGACGAAGGCTTTCTCTCCAGGTGATGCAATTAAGTTACAGAGAGAA